TACTGGGAGAGATTGAATGAAGAGTTACAATTACCATCTAATTTAAAAGGGTTGTACGAAAAAGCAGAGGGTATAGATAGAGATGATCTTCTCTCGGTTCCTAATTTACTCCGTAGGGTTTCTGTGTTATACTGGAGTGTTTTAGGTAAACCCTTAGGGAAACGGCTCGATAAAGATGGTCAGGAGGAGGTTTTTCATACACCGGTACAATTAGAGTATTTAAGAAAGATGGATACTCTTTGTTTACAGGTTATAGAGAGTGATAGACGTGTAGAGAATAGAACGTTGTTGAAGGCTCAATTTATCAGTAAGATAATAGAGTCGATATTTTCTGTTGTAAATAGGAATGTTTCTCCGGAGACTGCGAAGGTTATTGTAGGGCAGATTGGGGAGTTAGTTTTTGCTTATCATGAGGAGGGTAAGATAAAAGGTGATATAGATGATATACAGGATAAGGTAAAGAATCTTACAGAAATTAAGAGTGAGGGTGACGATTTTGTTATCAAATGAGTTAATAGAGTACCAGAAGGTACTTAAGCAGGTAGCTGAGAGTTATAGGTTTAGAAGAGCGAGAGGTGAGTCTGCTTGGAATGAGGATACAATTAGACAATTTAAGTCTGTTGGTCTTGAGGAGTTAATATGTGGTGAGTATTTCCTGAATATGAAAGATATAATTCGTCCTAAAGTGATGGAGGATATATTTGAGTTATGGGAAGAACGTAAAAAAAGAAGAGTACACTTGGTGTGTTTTAAAGAAGGTATCGGTTCGGGTAAAACCGAAAAGGCTTCCATAATTCTTTGGTTGCAGTGGTTTGAGTTGTGTCTTTATGGTGAGAATCCACAAGGTTATTTTAAATTACCTTCTACATCTAAAATAGCTTTTTTATGTTCCTCAAATAACGAGACACAAGCTAGGCGAGTTGCTTATGATAAAGTATTTGGTAAGTTTTTATCAGAGTTTAATAAAGATTATTTTCCTTTAAATCCAAAATATGTTACTGAGATACAGGTTTTACGTAATAATACTTGTGTATATCCTGGTAATTCAAGTGCTTTATCTATTCAGGGATATGATTATTTTGGTGGTATTATGGATGAAGCAAGTAGTATGGAACGTACTGAGATGAGTAAGAAAGCTGTTGGAGAGGATACATTATTTGATGCGGCGGAAGATTTAGAAGCTGCGATTAGTATGCGTATGAGTTCAAGGTTTCAGGATAGAGCGGGTATGTTGGTTGCTGTGAGTTCAGATAAGTATGAGGATGATTTCATCGATAGGAAGAGAAAGGAATATGAGAGATTAGGTAAGGAATCTTTTATTTTTTTTAAGGAGCGAACACTTTATGAGGCTTTTTTTACCTCTAATGTAAAACCGTTTAATAAGTACAATAGAAATGTTAAAGGAAAGTATAGTTTAGAAGATGGTTGTTTTTATGTTGATCTGGATGATGCGAATGAAGTTAATCAAGATGTCGCTGATATATATTTTAATTTTGTTAAAAAATTAAAGGAGTATAGTGATAGTGTTTTGGGGTATTGTAATATATCTAAATCTGAATATAATGAATATTCACGGATATTACGAATGGAGGAAACTAATTGAAAACGTATTATTTAGTAATGATAGATAAAATAGTTGATACGGAAGTTTTAGGGGAGGATGGAGCTATAGGAAGTGTTAGGGTGTTATTCCCTGACCATGTATTGGATGGTGAGATTTTTAGTAACCATAAAAATGCTGAGGCGGTATGGAGGTCAGCTAAAGATATTGATGAAAATGTAGTTATAAAGAAAGTTCAGGTTTTTTAAATGTCTAAATTTGTGATGGACATTGAAACAACTGGATTGAGTTATAGAGATGATATAATTGAGATATGTGTATTAAGGTTAGGTAATAATTATGATATGGAAGATACATTTTATAGATTATTAAGTTCTAAAAAGAGAATCCCTAAAAGAATAACAGAGATGACCGGTATTACTGATGATGATATAAAAGGTAAGCTGAGTTTTTCGGAAATAAAAAATGATTTGTATTGCTTTATAAGAGGGAATCCAATTTATATTTACGGGGGACTGGAGGGTAGAAATCTTAAACGGTATGGGTTTAAAAATAATTTTATTAATGTTTACAATATTGTGAAGAGAAGGTACCCTGATTTTACTAGTTATAAATTAGAGTCTGTATTAAAGAGATTTAAAATAGTATCTGTCGGGATACACAGGGCTACAGGTTGTGCTATGACACTATCATTTTTGATGAAGGGGATGAGATTGTGAGAGTAATTAAGGTACCGAGGAGTGATTATAGATTTTTTGTTGTAACTCCAAGAAAGTTTTTACGGGATATTCTAAATGTATCGGGAAAAGCTGAAGAACCGTTTTTTCTTCATCCTAATAAAGTGAGAAAGTGTTTTGAGTATTATGACATAAAAAATCCGTTTGATGAAAAATTAATAACTTTTGATACTGAGTGGATATGTGAGAGTTTGGAAAAACCAAGATTTATGCATATTGATTTAGCACAGAATAGGTGTGGTGCCGGTGTAAGTTCTTGTTATGTGTCACATATTGAAGATGTTTTTGATTCGGAGGGTAAAATACAGAAATTTCCATTTGTGAGATTTGATTTTGTAGGTACTGTTAAGGCTGAGCGTGGTGAAGAAATTATTATACAGGATATAGAGAATCTTATATATAGTTTGAGTACTAAAGGTATTCGGTTTGGTTTGATAACGTTTGATAGGTTTCAGTCAGTACATATGCGACAGAGGTTACTTAATAGGGGTTATATATCCGCACAGATGTCTGTAGAGAGATGTGCTTATAAAATTGTACTTAAACCTCCATCTAAAAATAATATGGATGGATTTGTTAGGGAGTCTACTAATCAGCAACCTTTATCTGCTCTTAATTGTTTTAAGGATAATGCTTATATGGGGTTGATGGCTATACCTTATCATGAGCTTGCACTTAATGAGGCTATAAAATCTGGTTTACAGAAGGCTAGGAATAAAGTGATTGCACTCCCAGGTATGACTATTGATATATTTCACTCTATGGCGGGGGCTGTGTTTAATTTAGTGAATAATACTGTTATTTTTGCTGAGACAAGTGATGAGGATAATGAAAGGTTTAGAGATAAGTGGTATGATAGAGATATACATAGGCGTGGTGATGATGTGGATATACGGAAAGTAGGGGCTGAAAAAAATGAAGTAGCAATGGAAGATGATTTCTACACTCAAGATGATTATGCTTATGATGTGTTTGGTTATTAATTATTAGAGAGGTGAATAAATAAATGGATTATAGAGATGCTAAAAAAAAGTTGACTGAAGGGAAGCAAGCAAAATTTTCATTGACAAAGGGTGAATTGAGTGCTATTATAAAAGAGAGTTATATAGATGGTGTTGTTGATGAAAAACAGTGGCATAGAGATAGTGAAGCCGGGATTAGTGTAATGCAGGCGGATCCCTTTTATGTTGATCCTGCTTATGAGTGTACTTACCCCGCCTTACCTTATTCTTTTAATGGTAAGGGTAAACCTATTACAAGAGAAGAACAAAGGAATGTCACGGAGTCTGGTTGGGGTATGAGGTTATCAAGGACAGGTGAGTTAACCGCACGGGGTAATAAACATTTAAGTCAGGAGGAGTTATTTTTAATACAGGATGCAGCATATCTTCGTGCACATACAGATCCTTTAGGTGCTAGTATTATTGGTAATTTTATTAATTTTGTTATAGGTAGAGGTGTTCAAGTGGATTGTTTTGTTCCGGAGATCGAAGCTCAGTTGCGGTTATTTAGGCGACAAAATGATATGGATACTAAGGAAATGGAGATGGTTAAAAATACATTTATGAATGGTGAATTTTTTCTTAAGTTAAAATCGAGTGATGATAGGATACGTGTTTATGGTGTGCCTCCACAGAATGTTGTTAATATTGAGCCGAATGCTGATGACTTTAATGAGGTATTGAATTATGAAGTACTTCCTCCAAGAGCTTGGAATTCAGATAGCAGTAAATTTTATTATGATAAAAGTGAAGCTAAATGGATAAAGGATATAAGGTATTTTCTTGATGAGAATACACCGGAAAACACTAATTCAAAGAAGGCTGATACAGATGAGTTTATGCAGTTTATTAAAATAGGGAATTATGATGAAGTGCGGGGTAGGTCTCCTTTTCAACCTATCCTCAGATATTTGAAGTATGCGGAAGATTATACGATTGATAGAATGAGGTTAAATCATGAGCGGTCTAAGGTTATTATGATAAAGTATGTCAGTTCCGGGTCTCCTACTCAGGATAAACCACAAGTGGCTCCTAGGGGCGGGATAGTGTTGATTGCTAACGAGAATACTCGGTACGAGTTTTTAGATTCTCATATTGATGCGGATGATTCTAAAGAAGATGGTATGTGGATACTTCATCACATTGGTGCCGGTATTGTTATGCCGATTCATATACTTCAACAAAGAGCAGATCAGGGAGCATATGCGTCTATAAAGAAAATGGATACTCCATTTACGCAAAATATTTTAAGGTGGCAGGATTTTTTTGAACGACACTGGTTAATGCTCGATAGATTTGTTATTAAGAAGAAGGTTGCTGATGGTAAGTTAAAAAAGTCTTATGAAGTTCCTGCATTTATTGGGTTAAATAGTGGTGGTTCTCTAGAGGCTGCTGAGTTTTTTAGTGAGTTAAATGGGCGTATGTTAGCTATGGTTATGGATAATGTACCTAATGATAAGATTATTAAGGAAGTAAGTGATCAAATACAAAAACAGAAAATGAATAAGAACGTTAAGGTGAATACAGAAGATATTCCTGTTAATCGGATTTTCCCTGATACTGTTAAAGAGAATCCTCTTGAGATAGCAAAGGTTTTGTTTCTTCATACTAAAATGGGTTTAGTTAGTATGTCGACCGCAGCAAGGAAGGCAGGGTATGATTGGAGGGCTGAGCTTAATCAGATGATGTATGAGAAGAGTTTAGGTATAAATGTCGGTGATCCTGATAAAGGTGAGGATAGAGGTGTAACTAGTGAGCCGGGGAGAGCTGGTAGTGGTGATGGGTTGAGTAGTGGTAAAACAAGTGGAATTAATGTAAAAGTATAGAAAGGTAGTTATGAATATAACAGATAGAATAAAGTTTTATAATAAAACATTTAATAAATATCCTCCATTAGTTTGTACAGATAGATGGGTTTACGGTGTGTGGATGATAGGTAATAATTACCAATCGAAGAATAAGTATTATGGGGAGTATCCTCCTAGTTATTTAAAAAGGGTTATGTGTATGTTTGAGGATATTTCAAGTGATGAGATACTTCATTTATTTAGTGGTACTGTTGATGAACGTGGTGTTAAATTTGATATTAATCAGGATTTGAATCCGGATATTGTAGGAGATGCAGAGAAATTATCAGATTATTTTCAATATAAATTTAAGCTCATTATTGCTGACCCACCTTATACATGTGAGGATTCAACTCACTATGGTACTGCTATGGTTAATAGGAATAAGGTAATAAAAGAGTGTTGTAAAATTTTAGATATAGATGGTTATATTGTGTGGCTTGATCAGGTTTTGCCTATGTATAGAAAAGATGAGTTGCAATTAGTTGGTACTATAGGGTTGGTTAGATCAACAAATCATAGATTTCGTGTAGTTTCTATTTTTAGGAGGGTACGAGATGGCTAAATCAAATCCTGTATTAGATATTATTAAAGTGTTAAATAAGGATGCTGAGATGTTGGAGGAAGATATTTCTGATTGCGAGAGAATAAGTAATTTGCTTAGAGAGATTGGTGACACTCTTGTTAAAAGTAATGATATGCTTGTTAAAAGTGATAATATGCTTGATAGCATGCGTATTGAAAGTATGGATATGATTACTGAAATTAAAACTGATTTAAAAGATATAAAAGGTACGTTGCTAAGAAATGATTTAAAAGATATAAGAAGTACAGTTGATGGCTTACTTAACAATATTCAAAAGAAAGGAGATAGTTAATGGCTGAGGGTAATTTATTGATGAAGAAATGTAACTCAGATGGTATTTTATATGCGATTACGGTGTTGTTGTTTAAGGATGAGTCAGTTGAACTTGCTGTTGAAACTTCGAGTGGTGATGGTAGTTTTAAGTTAAATTATGATAAAGCATATAGGTTGATTTGTGATATCAAGAATAAACTTGAAGTAAAGAGAGTGGCTGATATTTTTGCATCTAAAGATGATGTTGAAGAAGAGGAAGAAGAGTTTGATATTTAATTGAGAGGATAAAATGTATGAGTAAAATAGTTGGTAAAGATATACCCCCGAAGCCAATACATCCACCATGTCGAATTTTACGTGAGGGTGGAAGTTTAAGAAAATTATGTCCTATTTGTAAAAGTTCATTAAAGATAAAATATTTATTAGGTTTTATACCGTATGGGTTATTAGATAAATGTATAAATCCAAGGTGTACTAATTATTGAGAGGATAAAATGAAAGTTAAAATCTAATCTAATAGGAGAAAGGTTATGGCTAAGTGTATTATATGTAATAGTAATCATAAGAAGGACAAAGAGTGTAGTATGTGTAGACGTCCACTATGTGATAAGTGTAAAGATAAGAAAGTTGATGATGTGTTCATTGTATCTGTATGTGTTATATGCGGTAGGATGATATGTCCTGAGTGTATGGTTTATAACAGAGATGCTGTGAGGGTTACTTGTCCAGAATGTGATTATATAGATTTTATCAAACCGGAGGATAGAGGATAAAATGGATAAAGGTGTTATAGCCGTGCAACTTTTGGAGAAGATGAAGAAATGTCAAGAGGTTGATAAAATAAACAAAAGTGTTCCATTCTATAAGGTGCTGTTTAAACTTATGGATGAGTATGCTTCTAGTTGTTTTTACGGGAATATAAATATTAGGATGAATGGTGTTGAGATAAAATCACTATCGTATGATAATGTTAATATAAGGTTAGAAGATAAATATGAATTTGATGAGGAGTAGGTGTTTTGGTTGATAAAATGACTTATATAGAGAAATTAAAAAATCTTAATTGGAAAAGTAAGTCAGGTATTTATAAGCTAATTATAAATAATAAATGTTATGTTGGTAGTGCTGTTGATTTGGTGGTGAGATTACAGAATCATTACAGTAGTTTATTACTTAATAAACATTATAATAAATATTTGCAAAATAGTTATAATAAGTATAAGGGAATAGATTGTGAAGTTTTGGAGATTGTTGACAATAAAGATTTATTAATTGAAAGGGAGCAGGATTATATAGATACATTAAAACCTCTATTAAATCTTTGTCCAAAAGCAGGGAGTCGGTTAGGGGCTAAACATTCAAAAGAATCAAAAGAAAAGATGAGTGAAGTTAAGAAAGGTGAATCTAATGGTAGAGAGGGTAAAAAACATTCTGGAGAGACTAAGAAAAAAATGAGTGAAGCTGCTAAGAATAAACTTCCTATAACTGAAGAAACTAGGAAAAAAATGAGTGAAGCTCAGAAGAATATGAGTGATGAGACTAAGAAAAAAATGAGTGAATCTCATAAAGGTAAAAAATTATCTGAAGATACTAAGAAAAAATTAAGTGAAGTCCGTAAAGGTGAAAAACATTGGAATTATGATAAACAATTATCTGAAGAGACTAAGAAAAAAATGAGAGAATCCCGTAAGGGTAAAACTCCAATGTTAGGTAAGAAACATTCTGCTGAGACTAAATTAAAAATGAGAGAATCCCGTAAAGGTAAAACTCCAATGTTAGGTAAGAAACATTCTGTTGAGACTAAGAAAAAAATAAGTGAATCTTGTAAGGGTAATAAAATATTATCAGTTTGAGTTATTTTTATTAATTATTTTATAAATAATGAACTTAGACAGTGTGGTGTATAATTTTTTTCTTGACAAGTGAAAGTTAAATGATTAACTTAATTATATAAAAATATGTTAGTTACTGTTCTTTAAATATAATGTTCTATTTTTTTGTATAAGATTTTGTGAGACTATCTTTACATTGTACTAAGAAGCCTATAACACATCTTTACTATTAAGGTGTTTTACGGGCTTTTGTTGTTTATACTTAGGAGGTAAAATATTGTTATTTCCAAACTTTAATTCAAATAAAGTGACTAATTCAAAAAATTATAAAAGGTTCACCTATGATAATGATAAATTTGGTATTGGTATTGAGAGTGTTTATGGTGTAAAGTCTGAGGG